AATGAGTTGTTAAGGAAATTTAATCTTCCAACTCCAAACCTTGACACTTGACGAGTTTCATAAAGATAAGTAGCTATTTTGTCTCTATCTTCGGATGGGATCATATGACACTGACTGATTTGGGCGCAGCACAAATTCAGCTCAACTTCAGCACTAAAACGTAAAATTTCGATTAAGAGATCGTCAGGGTTAAAACTTTTTTTCATAGCAGAATCATAATTTTGTTTATTTGTGAGGAAAGTTAGAAAATCGATCTTTTTAGAGATAAGTGCCGCGAGCAGCTTTCGTGAATTCTTCAGAAAGCTGTTTAATGTTGCATCGGTCGGCGTTATTTTGCGGGTAGTCATTGAATGTATGCTCTATATCTATAGAGCTTATTAAAAAATAAATTTTTTTCGGAAAATTAACAAAAAACTTTAGAGTAGCGGGGCACAGCCAACCTGTTTTTGCTTTTAAATCTATTTCTTCGTCAATAATTTGTTTTGAATACCACGCTCCACCATATTCTTCAAAAAGAAAACGTAAGTAATTTAGTGCTCCTGGAAATTGTTTTTCACTAAATGTGATTCGATAAGACTTATTTAATTTTTGTTCGTCCTTCTGTGGGTTTATTTGTTCAATGCATTCGTCAATTAATTCAGGAATTCCAGAAATAAATGGTTCATTGATTAAATTTCGTTTTTTATCTGTAAAGCACCAAGTTCCAGCAAATCGATAAATTTTAATCGTAAATAAAGAGTTTGACATTTAGTGTTATTGGATGTCTTGTACAGCATACCATGCCGCACGGTGCTTGTCAAGTTGTTTTTATTTTTGTGTTTTATAATTGATGTACGACTTTCTATTTGACTATGCCGAAGCCATATTCGGTGGATGACCTTAATCGCGTTATTCAAGAATTTAGAGACTATAACGAACAAAATATTTACAGTGAGGATGATGCTCGCAACTATCTTTTTGAGCGTGCGTTAGAGACTGGTGAGTTAGATGAAGATGTTATACGTGCAATGGAGGATAGGTACTCAAATGATTATGATTTAGTTGTAGACGATCGCCCTGAATTTGATTTAAGTGAAGCTCGGTTTAACAGAAATCTTCTTGACGTTAGTGATTACGGTGGTCGAATACCTTACAGAGGGTTAGATATTGATACTGATTATGAGGATTACAGAGCTTATAACTTTTTGAATGCTGATCCTAAATACCGTGCTTTTTTAGAACAACAAATTCTTGAGTTACCTGATCGTTCAGCCGCGCAAGAAGAAGTTTTAAACGCTCTAAGAACTGGTGCTATAGATTCTGAAGATTTAAATTCATTAAGAACAACAGGTTACTCTGAGATTTTGGAGAATGTACCTGAAAATAGTGATAATTTTGCTTATGAACTTGCAGATGAGTTAAACCGTGCTGCAACTTCAAATGAACAAACACCCTCTTTTAGAAATATTTATAGTAATGCTGCTGAAAGTTTAAATAATTTAGATCCTATTACTACTCTTCCTCAGCAAATACAAGGTATAGAAGCTCAACGACGAGCTGTTGAGCGTGCTATTCGAACTGCTCAATCTGGTCGGGTTATTCAAGGTAATTTTCCTGGTACACGAGAACAGTTAGAACTTGATTTACAACAAGAAGATCCTAGGGATGCTTTAATTAGACGTGCTCAGCAAGCTATTAATGAGTCACAAGAACCTCTTTCTTCCTCCGACATTGCACAACAACGCAATGTTCTTTATGAACTACAACGTGACTTAAATTCTTTAGCATCCAATAGAGCCATTCGACAAGCAGCACGTCGTAACTTAGTCCTTCCCGCTGTGGCGGATGTTCTTTCTGATCGAGATATAGATAATGCTATTCAAAATGATATAGAAAATTACGAAATACAACAACGTATTTCTACTCCAGATCCTTATGTTGAGCGAGCTCGTGAAAGTGATGAGGTTTTACGGGCTGTAAATGCAGATCGTTCGCGAATGGTTGGTGTTGCACCTTCTTTTTCAGTAGATCGTAATGCTCCAAGACAGTTAGTTATTCCGGGTCTAAATGAAGAAATTAGTAACATAGCTCGCCAAGCTCTACTTGAAGAACAAAAAATTCCAATTGAAACGCTCAGACAAGTTGTTAGCCAGTATCCAGAAGTTGAAACTTTATTAAATACAGAGCTAAGCACTTCTGATAGACCTCGTTTGCGTGGTTCAGAGGCTAAGCAGTATTTAAAATATGTTGATACAGCTCAAGTAATAACTTCTCCAGAAGATAGAGCTGACTTGTACCGCAAGATATTGTCCACACGCAATGTAAGCGATGATCTTATTAAGCAGTTAAATAATACTGAACAACTTTTTACATCAGGTGACCCGGATAAACAAAGATTTGCTATTCAATCTTTAAATGATTTAGGGGTTGGTAGGGATTTAAATATAATTGCTGACTCCGCTACTAGTAGTGTTTTACCTATTGTTGGCGGCGGTGGGTATATTCGACCTCGTCAAAAGGCGCTTGAGTTTCTTGATGATCGCTCTCAAGCTTTACGTAGAGCTTTTCGTGATGTTGATTTAAAGGTTTTAACAGAACTTTATCCTGGTATTTCATCAAATCCTCAAAAAATATATAAACAAGAGTTTACTTACGACCCTAAAACTGAATCTGTTCAACCTTTAACGCCTGGTTTAAGAGGTGATCTACCTATTTATGGAATTGATATGCGAGTTTCTCAAAATCCAGGGATAGATCCTGCAAGTTCAGCTGTTATGCCTAGTCAAGTGTCTGCAAATGTTTTTCGTTTTTTACAAGACAATCCAATTTTAAATCGAGCGAATATTACTTTTACTACTAAAGCTCCTGGCACTGGATATAATATGGACGAAAAAAATCTTCCGACTGCAGTTTCGCGGGCTTTTGCTCAATTTGCTCAGCAGAATGCCCTTAAAGATTTAAAACCCGGAACTCTTGTTACTAATAGTCCTCTTGGTTCAATGGGTTTGTATCGATTAAAGGTTCGTGAAGGTGAAACTCCTCAGACAAGTTCAACTTTACGTAAATTGCAACCTTTTGTTGAAGAAGGCTATTCGATACCTAATCTCCGTGGAGCGGCATATCAAAGTGTTGGTTTCGGTCCTACGGACGAAACCGGCATTCAGTATACATATATCGATCAACGTGGTAATGCTGTTCCTTTACAAATGCAACCTGCTGAACAAGGTTTAAGTGGAAAAGTACGTATAAGCCCAGAAGGAACTGTTGTTGTTAAACAAGGTCGCTTACCCAAAACGACAAAAGCTTATTATTCGCTTGATCCTACTACTCCTGTTGTTGAAGCTATCCGTCAAAATCCACGTGGAGCTGCTGCTGGTGCTGCTTTAAGTTTATTAAATGATGAAGTTGCTAGAGCAATTGAAAAAGATGATGTTGCTGGTGCTGCAAAAGCTTTTGGTGTTGATGTCGGTACGGGAGTTTTAAGTGAAGCTGCTATTAAAGGTGCAGGAAATATCTTGACTCGAGTTGCCCCTCAAGTTGCAGCAACTGTAAATCCCGCCGTTGCAGGAGCTGCATCTATTGCTCTTCCTGCAGTAATCGGTGCTGGATTGATTGGGCAGGGTCGTGACGATAGCGCGTTGAATGTTCTAACTCGTAAAGCTGCTGATGTGAATGCTAAAGTTCTGCCTTTTACACGTACTGATCCTCAAACTGACATTGGTCGGCGTCTGGGACAACAAATAGTTAATGAAGGTCGATACATCTTTAATCGTCTTCGTCGAAATCAAATTCCTTATTTATCAGGGCAGCGTTCTAGATAAATAAAATGCCAAAGTTATAATTGATTCAATGGTTAATATCTGATGCCTAGGGTTCCGGTTGCTTTAAATCCTTTTAGAACTCGTGTTCCGACGACACGATTGGGTGCTATTGGCAAGGCTTTGAATCCTTTAAATCCTTTTAATGCTGCTGCAATTGTTTTAGAAGAAACAATTCGCGCTGTTACTGAGAAGACTTTTGGTCCGGAAGCGGCTGATAGAGTTGGTTATTTTTCGATGGGGCCTAAAGTTGGACTTTTTTTAAATATTCTTGATGCTGGTGCTGTTAATGCAAAAGATGATCGTCGTTTGATCGAAGAGTCTAATCGATATTTTGCAGCACAAAAAGCAAAGAATGAACCTGTTCGTTCGGGTATAGTTCCTGGTGTACCTAGATCTTCATCATTTGTGTCTTCGGCGCCAGTAGCGCAAGCTTCAACTCAAGCTGTGGCGCCGCGAAGTGAACCTCGTTCGATTCCTGTTCCTTCCACGCCGACACCATCAACTGAAGAAAAAAATGCTTTAGCGACTGAATATATGAAGCATGAACTTTTGGGTCGCAGCATGGCTGAGGGCGGAGAGCTTCAACGTCGATTATGGGAGGCTGGTGGTGGTGCTGGTATGACTGCTGATAATTTTATGACTTGGGTGGAAAGCCATCCTGATATTGCTTATCGTGAGTTGTTAAAGCGCGGCGGTTAATTTTTGATTAACCATTGTGGCTGGGACTTGCTTGTTGTCTATGACTGCTTATACTCTGACTAGTTGAGTTTTTTTTTATGTCTGCGTCAACTAACGAAATTTCTGACTGGGACATCTTTAACAAATTTAAATTTTCCGCAGATTCTTATATAGATTCTGCAAAAAAAAGGTTTAAAGATATAGTTTTTGAGTACACTTCTGAAGACGATTTACTTGATAAGTTATCTGAACATCTTAAAGATATTTTGATGGAAGAATATTATTATTATTTCGACAAAGCAAATCATATTAAGTCTGTTGCTAAAGTTCTTTTTCCTGAAATACCGTAATTTATTTATTTTTAATAATGCAAACTTACAGAATGTCGTGGTTTAATTATTTTTTTAGCCATGTAGTTTATAGAGGACTACAGAGTGTACGTAGTTCTTTTAACATATGGTCTGATTTAATGTGTGGGAATTACAAAGATTATGCGTTGTTACCGGATGACGATCCTTGTGACGAATGTGCGTTTGCATTTTGGAGTTCGTTAGGAGAAGATACTGTTTATTCAAAAGAAGTCCTTGAGGATCTTTTAACTCTGTTTCATTCTTATGTGGGTCAAGCTGAGGATTGCACACCTTTTAATTCTTGGAATTAAGGTTAAGGGTTGACCCTGTTAGGTAGACGCGCACAGAAAAAACTTCTTCCACGCAAGCCGTTATTAGAAAAGCGTGGAAGAGTGCGGTCTGGCCTCATTTGATCTTGCAAGCCAGTTGCCATCCAGTAAATACAGCAAAATGTATAAGCCCCGTGGCGGCTAAAACTCCTTCGACACCTTGTTTTACGTCTGGATGCGCAAAATCATCAAAAATACAAATACCGTCTGACTTAACCATCGGTAGATACAGAGCCGTGTCTCTTGCAACAGAAACAGAATCATGAGCTCCGTCAATATACAAAAGATCAATCCACGGTGTTCCATTAAATCGACGATTTAATTCTGGAAATACATCCCAACTGCAGCCTTTTATTACTTCAATTTTGGCCGCATTATTAGATTTGGCGATGTTTCCTCGTGCAGTTATCTCGATATTGTTGAGTTCTGGATATCTGTCAGGATCTTCGTGATGTTCTTGACTTCCCGTAAAAGGATCGATTGAAATTAACCTAGATTCAGGGTGATTTAAGTAAAAATCAGACCAAAAAACAGTAGAAGCACCCTCATAAACACCAATTTCAACAATTTGGCGCTGTTTATCAGGATCTAATCTCAAATCAGAAGCCTGTGGATCTGAGCTCAACACCATATCGGTGTTTAGCAGAGCGTCATACCAACCCTGATTCAGAGTATAACGATCATCTAATTTTTTCTTGCTGTTCTGAATCGAGATTACTGGAGCTGTTTGTGTTTTTTCTTTCATTTGAGACATCAGCTCTTTGAAAGAGGGTTTAGGGCTGGCGACCATTGGTTTTGTGCCTTTTTCAGCATAGTAGCACTTATTTATTGACACGCTACAAGTAGGCTGCTATGCTCTTGGTGTTACTAGGTAACAACCATGACCTCCAAAACCGACATCACAACCCAAGTCCCGCAAATTGTCCCTGCGACATTGATCTGGAAGGCACCTGAACTTGTTATTTCTTTTATTGTTCTTATAGGGTTTTTTAGTTTTGTTTTACTCATGAATATTGAAGGTCGTAATTACACAAATTTTGTCTTATCTAAATTCAAACAAGATCAAGAAAAAGTAGCATTGTTTAATGATCTTGTGCGCCAATGTACTGAAAAACAAATGTATGTGTATGGTACTTACGATAATAATACATGTAAACGTTGGGTAAATACCAAGATTCGTCTTTATGATATGTGAGTGTCTTAGTTGCTGTATGGACGACTTAACTGAGGAAGAGCAGCAGCTTCTTAATGAGGCCCTGGCTAATTTGACTTCATTTATTAAACAGGAAACTACGCACTATGTGTTTGTGGAGGATGATCCTCGTAACGATGAGGACTACGATACGTATGACTACGGGACAGAGCCCTTACCCGGTGACGAAACCTGGGTAAAATCTGAAGACACTCAGGCCGACTGACACTAAGCTGTTAGTATCTGTCGGTCGCTGCAGTGGCGGAAAGGTAGACGCTACGCACTTAAAATGCGTTGAGCTTTGCTCGTGTGGGTTCAAGTCCCACCTGCAGTATTACAAACAATGGCTGCTCAAAAAAAACCACATAGTCCAAACCAACTACAAAACCTGGCAAACAAACGCAAATGCTCTAGTTGTGGTTTTGCCTCTTATCGGGTTTTAGAGTCTCGCAAGATTTCTGATGGTGTCCGTCGAAGATATATTTGTGAGCGTTGTACTCATCGCGAGACTTTATATGAGATTAATTCTGATGCTTATTCAGATTTAATTACTCTAAGATTTAAATTTAATGAACTTTTAAGTGTTTTTAGTGGTGTGAAATTTGAAAGTCAATCTGGAGATTCTGGAAACGTTTTAGAAACTAGTAAGTGTCCGTGCGAGGATTGTTATTTTTACCACGACACTCTTACTGATGAGGGATTTAAATGTTCTTATGAGCTGCCGGAAGCTGGAACCTTGAATGCTGTCGGCTGCAACCTTTTTGAAAATTTTTAATTCTGATACTATATTGATATAAAACTAATTTTTATGTCTGGTTCTATTCCCGTTATAGGTACTGCAATTGTTAATGCTCCTTATTGGCTTCATCGCCTTTATATGAGCATAGATTATCCTGTTGACGATTTTGTTGTTTTTAATAACAACGGTAGAGGTCAAATTACGGACGCTGTAGAAAATGTTCGTAAGTTGTCTAATCCATTCGTAAAAAATGTGCATGTTACAAACATGCCATCAAATATTGGGTGTTCTGGGGCTTGGAATTTAATTATCAAATCTTTTATGCACGCTCCTTACTGGGTTATTAGTAATCATGATGTGATGTTTGAGCCCGGTTTTTTAGAAGAAATGAACAATAAAGCACAGGATGAAGAAGTTGGCTTGGTACACGGTAGTAATGGAGGATGGGATATTTTTCTTTTAAAAGACTGGATTGTTAAAAAATACGGGTTATTTGATGAGAATTTATATCCTGGTTATTGCGAAGATATGGACTATGGAATGCGATTTATTCACGATGATATTAAAAGAGTTTTATCACTTGAAGCAGGTTACTACCACGGAAGTAAAAAAGATTACTCAGACGGATCGCAAACCTGGCGTTCCGAGCCTCGTTTACAACAAGCAGTTCATGTGGCACATGAACTGAACAAACGTTATCTTCACGCTAAGTGGGGCGAAGCGTGGCAAGCTCACGTTGAGGGTGAGACTTATAAAACTCCGTTTAATATCCCGGAACTTCCTATTGACTTTGTGACATATGATCTAGAATTCGTCCGCCGTAAATATTTGGGATTTTGAACATGGTTCAAGTACGACACGCTATCGATAGTCACTGTTTATCAGTAGATGACGATTCTGCAGCACAAGCTTTTTCAGATTATTTACTTATTTGTGGGGCTGTTCTTTTTGCCTCTAATAACAAGATTGATTGTTCATATGAATTTGCGAATGCTTTTCCTGGGGATCACTATCGATTATTAGCCGGTTTACTTAACCAAACCAAGCCTCGTTGTGTGGTAGATATTGGAACTTGGCTGGGAGTTGGTACTCGTGTTATGTGTGATTATGCTCCTTACGCAGAAATTCATACATTCGATTTACAAGCTTGGGATAAATTTCCAACAAGTTGGTTAAAAACTGAAGATTTTAAAAAAAATGGAGGTCGTGTTACTCAATATTTAGAAGACTTAAGTAGAGATTCGATTTTTGAAAAACATAAAAATTTGCTAAACAAAGCAGATTTTATTATGTGTGATGCACCTAAAGATGGTTATTTTGAGAATAAATTTTATACACTTTTATCTAGTTTAAAAATGGATGTAAAACCTAGGTGGTTGTTTTTAGATGATATTCGTTTTCCTAGTGAGGAAATAAGTTGGCGTATGATTAAAAACCCAAAAATTGATTTAACTTCTTTTGGTCATTTTTCTGGGACTGGTTTAGTAGATATATCAAAAGGTTTAGACTTTTAATAAGATATTAAATTTTTTTTATGGAAGATTTTCCTTGTACAGGTTGTTCACTTTGTTGTCGTTCATTGGGTTCAATTGTTCGAACTGCTAAACAAGGTGATCCTGAGTCTGTTTTTTATAAAGCAGCGGAGGCTTTTCCTTACTCTTGGGATGAGTCCGGTTGCTGCACTATGTTAGAAAATAATTTATGTAGTGTTTATGATAACAGACCTTTATTATGTAATGTAAAAGAATTAGGTTCTGTGTATGCTGTTGAGGCCGGTGTAACTCTTAATGATGTGTATTCACTAAACGCACGGATTTGTAACTCGTTGATTGGTAACGCTAATTTAAATAAAAGTTTTATGATTGACCCAGATCAATTTAAGTAAAGTGCCTTTTTATTCTTCTTATCCGTCAGCGGGTTGTTTAATAAATAATTTAAAAAATATTTTAGATTCTAAAAATTTATCTTCTTTTGCGCTGAGCAAATTAGCTGATCTCTCCCCTACTACCACACGTAAAATTTATGTAGATAAAAATTATATTCCGTCTCCAGATGTTCTCGAAAAGTTGTGCTTAACACTTTCTTGTAATCCTGGCGATTTACTAGGTATTAACAGTACAATGAATTTATCTGAAGCGGTTTGTTCCGGTGTTTAGTCAGGCAGATTACGAATTAGCTGCTCGGGTTTTAGGTCTTCCTATGCCTCAGACACCGGCTGAGATGGCTGCCGCTACTCCAATAACGGCTCGTGTAGTCCGTGAATTTGCCCGTGGTCTCCCCTCTATTCCTGGTCGCGAAGGAGAGGGTATTTATACAGGCCCTACCCGATCTTTAAATAGTTACCCAGATAATAATAAACCTATGCTGCACGCTCAGTTAGCGTCTCGTTTGCGCACTGAACCTGAGCGTCCTCATGAAGATGTTTATTTAATGCAGCTTCTTTCGGAGCTTGAGCCTGATGAAGTTAATTTAATTCTGCAATTAATTGAAGCTTTATCGGATCAGTCGGACGAACACATGGATCAGTTATCAAGTCAACGACCTCTTGAGTACGACACTCCGAATTTAGGAGCTAATTATTCTGTTTTAAATGCTCCATCTTCAAGTCATATTCCGCCCTCGCAGGAATATCAAGAGTTAGGCTGATGAGTTTAACCCCTAGGCAACAACAATTACGTGAACGTGATGTTCGCAAATTGGCTCCTGCTTTGGATCCTAATAATTTTATGCATATGTACATAGAAAGTAATTTTCCTCAAACTGTCGCATTCCCTTCACAACAACAACTTTCTGTGGGATTAGGCAATATAAAAGCAGAAGATCCTTTAAAATTAGCTAAGAAACCGCTAAGCGGAACTAAGTACGACAACCCTGGAGGAGTTTGATGGCCGCGCCTGTTGCTGCTGTTGGAGGAGGAGGAGTTGCTGCTGCTGGAGGAGGTGGGATGGCGAGCCGTCTTGGGATGAACTTATTGAACGAAATTATTGCTGAACTTATTTCTGGCGCTATAGGCTCCGCTGTTTCTAAGGGAGGTATTACACCTTCTAGTGCCATGCGGGGATCTGATGAAAAATATATGGTTTCTTTAGGCGATATTCGGGAAATAGAACGTTACGTTAGCGAAGAAAATTATCGTCGTTCGGTACTTAATAAAACAGGTGGAGATTATAAATATTTAGATGCTGATCAAATTATTAAAGATACTATCGCTACTAATCGAGTTTTAGCTCAAGAAGCTGGAGCTAGAGAACGAGCTCTTGAACAAGTTCGTCAGCAAGGTAATGTTCAGTCTGCTTTAGCTCAATCTCTGGGAGCAGCAATTGGTCAGGGTTTGAGTAGTACCGGTGGTATCTATCAACAAGGCATTGCCACGGGATCTCAACGTTTTCCTGGTGAGGAAGCTCAAATTGTTGAATTAGGGAGGGCTTACTGATGGCTACGAACACTCTGGATGCAGCTCTTTTTTCAAATCCATTTACAGGGTTACCTTATTTAATTTATAAAGGAGTTCAAGGAGCTCTTCAAGAACCTAAAAAACCTGCAGCTTCCAGGCCGACACCACGGCAGCAACCTGCTGCTGGCGATACCATGCCGCCCCCACCGCCCGAACCGGGTTGGTTTGAAGATGGTCAAGGTGGTTCAATTCAACTTCCTCCTCCTATAAATCCTCCGCCGGGTAATTCTCAGGTTGGTAGCTTAGGGGGTATTCTTGAGCGGATTATCCAGAAACAAGAAAAGGAAGCAAAAGAAGCTAGAGAGTTTTATCCTGAGCGGTCCAAGATTGATTATGAATATTGGAAGAAACGCGAGCAAATTGCGCTTCAAAATGCGTTGGCTCGCATGGAAGAAAAAACTTATCGAGATACTGAGCTACAGACAATTCTAGCGTGGCAAGGAATCACTCAAACTCAGATTCAAAAAGATACCGCTCTTGCCTTAGGTATGCTCAATTTAAGTGCGACTATGGGTATGCCTAACGCTAATGTTCTTGCTTCTTTAGCAGGTCCTACTCAACAAGCCATAGAGGCATTCCAACCGGGTAAGCCCGTTTTTTAATTATGGCTCTTCCTGCGATTCTTGGTACCTTAGCTGCTGGCATTGGTGGCAGTTTATTTGGTGGCGGTAGCAAAAGTAGTAGTGCTTCGGCTCCTGTTGATTATTATGCGTTATATGGAGCACAAGCAGCTGCTGCAAACAACCCTTTAACTGCAGCGATGCAGGGTCTTGCAGTTTTACAAGGTTCTTTTGGCGGTGCTTTAGGTCTTCAGGGTCAAACAATCGCATCGAGTCAACTTTCTGTTTTAAAAGAAGCGTTAGATCAAGCTCAGAAACAAACAGCAACGCAAGCTTCAGTTACTGCGGCTTCAGCTGGAGCTGGTTTAGATGTTAAAAAACAAGAAGCTTTATCCAAACTTGCAGTAGAGCTTGCAGCTCCTCAGTTATTAGGACAAGCAGGCTCCTCTGCTCTGGCCGGAGAAAATCAACTTGCTGGTACGCTTGCTTCTACAAATATTGGATTAAAAACTTTCCAAGAGCAAACAAGATCAGCTGTTGCTCAAAAACAAGCTGATACCCTTGCTGATGTTTTTAGGACTCGAGCTGAAACGGAAGGGCGATTAGCTCTTGGAGCTCAAGCACGAGAAACTGGTTTACAGTTGTCTCAGGCTAATGCTCTTGGTGATATAACAAAAATTAAAGCTCAGACAAAAGCTAATTTAGCTTTAAAACAATTTGGTGCTAATCAAGCATTTGCTGGGCAGCGCTTTTTTGCATGATTAAATCAACTATTGGTGATTCAACCACGGTTGCCTCGTGGTTGAGTTCGCTTGATAAATCTCAACGTGATTCATTTACGTATTATGCAAAAAACAGTACAAGTGATATTGAAGCTTTTTTATACGCCAGGTTTTTAAAACCTGGTTACAGCGGTTCCATATCGGACCTTACAGCTTGGGTACAAGAGAAATACCCTAAAAGTGATCTTCGTAAAGATTTACTGACTGAAATTGACTCACTTAAAATTGATTTAAATAATGTTCGTCAGATGACCTTAACTGGCATGTTGGATCATGCCACAGCAGCAACAAAAATTGCTGTTCTTCAAAAAGAACTTCGCAGTCACATTCAAGCTGTACGACAACTTACCGATGGTCTTGATCGCCGTGGACTTTTACTAGCTGGTGCAGATCGTTGTTTACGTGAACTTATAAATAGTTTTGAAGATCAGCCAACTATGAGTTCCTTGATTGAAGACGCTTCTATCGTCGTTTGGAGCACAATGGAACGCGAAGAAAAAAGTTAAAAATTATTATTTACATTCATACAGTATCCATTAAACACAGTACGTTGACTAAAGGTGTTCTAAAAATACCCATAAAATAATCATTTACTCCTAAAGACATAACTAACTCATCATATTCATCAACAAAACAACCAAAAGGTAAGATGCAAGCAGGTTGATTCGAAATATCATTCCCGACTGCATCAGTCCAAGTAATTAAATCATCACGAGTTGAACCTACAAACAAAGGTTCCTTCATCATTCGAATAATTTTTGTTTGCTCTTTATTTAAGGTATATGCACCTAATGAGTAAAGTAAGTAGGGTCTACTATCTAGCTGGTAAACCATATATTTCCAGTGATAAAAAACTAGCCATTCGTCATCTATTTGAATAGGTGCTGTTGAATTAAATGTCGGGAATTCTCCTGTTATCTGTTTCAAACAAGAAGAATCTACAACAGAATCGTTTTGTCTCGGGGATTTAAAAACTAAAGGTTGTGTTGTATAGAGCAGCTTAAGTTGATCGTCATGGCTAAAGAAACACCAATTTTTTTCCGTGCCTCCGTCTTTCAGATTTTCACCTATATCCGGAAATATGCAATCTGTTAACCGGCCAAATTCATCAATGCTTCCTACACAAATCTTGGGCGTTTTAATAAGTTTGTGATTAGTTGTGTCCCACTTACTCGCATACGTACTAGTCACAAACTGACAATGCAATTTGTCATCAGGACTCAGAAAGAGTCTAGGATCCTCGTAACTTAATCGATGTTTACCTTCTTTAAGTTTTCTAGGTGCGACAATCGTGTCGTCTCCAATTAGTTCACCAATATATAAATCTGTAGGAGTGTTGTTGTAGTAAAAATATTTCATGTCGTGTCGGAAAACAAATGGTTCCGGTTGAGATCGCCACGCGATTAAAGTTGATCCGCGATGCTTGAGCACACAGGGGCTAAAGTTCGCAACATTGGTTTCTGGTAAACCAGTCGTAATCCGTGTAAAAGTGCCGCCGATATTTTCGGCTTGCTCGTACACAGAAGGGAAACCTTTTTTAGAGGGTGTAAAAACTGTTTTTACAGCCCTGTTGTGGTATGTCCGATAGCGATGAAATTGCAGGCTCATTTTGAAACTTCCTCCATGGCTTTCTCGAAACCTTCTGCAATCTTGTCCCAACGATATGAAGGATTTAAGGTCACAGAGTAACACTCTTCTGCTATTAATTTATAGAATTCCTTATCTTCATAGAGTTTTGTAAGTTTTGTAGCGGCGTCCAGGATATCTACGATTCCCCGTTCGACACCTAAATCTTTGTCATAGATCCACGCGGCGACATCAGCTAATAAAGCTTTGTTTTTCCAAACTTCAGCAAATGAGGTGTGGTTTGGCAGCACTTGCGGTTTTTTACATGCTGCGTGTTCAAAAGGAACGAGTCCCCAGCCTTCACCGTTTGCTGTGTTGATGCCTACATCGCAAGCATTATAGACGTAATTTAAAATTTCATCCGGTGGTGCGTTCAAATAATCAATATTTGCTGTTGTCATTAAAAGTCGTTGGTCTGAATTAAGACCTCGACGTTTCATTTCTGTTTCGAAAATAGCTCGAATATCCCAGCCAAGATCCTTTTCGCTCATGTGTAGGTAAAGCATCGTATCTTCTTTACCCACCGCAAACTCAGCAAACGCCTTGATCGTCAGGTCGATCTGTTTACGTGGTTGGTTTCGGTTTGCATTCAAAACAATAAATTTATCTTTAGAAATTCCAAGTTGTTTTTTCGCTTCTGTTTGATCGATGGGGAAAAACTTCGAGACCTCAACTCCGTGTGGGATAACGCCAAGCATTTTGGGTTTGACACCAAGCTGCATAACTCGCTGAGCTTGTTCAATGGTAAATGTGATTGCAAAATCCCAATCTTTTATGAATCGCATGTGGCTTTCGGTATACCACTGCGAATCGAGCGGGAAGTAAGCTATGAATTTAAAATTATTTTGTGTTTTTAGTAAATGAATTCGTTCCCAAACCTGGTTAACAATCCAAATATCGTTTAAACAGATAAAGAAATCTGGTTTTTCTGCTTCAACAATTTCAGGCAGTCGGCCAATACCAAAACGATCACCAGGATTCCTTGCTGCTGCCGGATAAACTTTAAAAGGAAGATCATGAGGATCTCCATTGTAGTTAATGCCTACAGCAACGATTTCGTGATTTTTTTGTAAATGATCCAGCACACTGTGTGTGACTCTAGCAAAACCAGTGTTTGAGAGGATATCTCCGTACCAGAGAATTTTGGCCATTTAGAGTTAGAATCTTGATACCAGTATACAGACAGTTTTAATTTATATGCCTAGTCGTGAAACTTTTGCCTACAGACGCGCACTCAAATTACGAGCTGCTAAAGCTATAGATAGTGAAACTCCTGAGTTAGAAACTATATTTACCAGAGCAGCAGAGGATTTTCATACGTTCTGTACAATTATGGATAAAGCCCCAGCACAGCATATGCTGGTGTGGCATAAACATTTAATAACGGGAAACAGTAATAAATATTTATTAGATATTGCTGGTCCGAATTTAGATATCTTGGCCCCCCGTGGTTCTGCAAAATCCACCGTTTTAAATTTATTTACTGCTTGGATTATCGGTCGTCATACCACGGCTGGGCTCCCATTACAAATTATTTATTGTTCTTACAACATCGCTACGGCTATTCCAAAAAGCCGAATTATTAAACAAATTATCGAGTCTTCAAATTTTAAAAAAATTTTTCCTAAAGTTCAGTTGCGATCTGGTATGCAGTCAGATATTGGTTGGTCTATCGATTTTGACTATGCTGGCATAAGTCGTCTTGGTGACGAAGAATTTACATTACGTGCTGCAGGACTTAGAGGTTCTATTACATCAAAACGAGCTCATTTAGTTATTGTAGATGACCCTATAAAATCCAGCACTGATATTAAAAATCCTGCTATTAGAGAAGAGATGAATAATAATTGGAGTTCTGTTATTGCTCCTATTATTTTTGAAGGTGGTCGTTCAATTTGCTTAGGCACTCGATTTCATCCACTAGACATTCATAAAACAATGTTTGTGCCTAATAAAGGATGGAAACAAGTAACTCAAGAAGCTTTGACTTATGACAATAACGGAGAACCAGAAAGTTATTGGCCTGAACAATGGAGTGTTGATTATTTGCTAGGTCAAAAAGAATTAGATCCTGTTGCTTTTGCTTTCCAGTATCAGCAACAGCCTGTTATGACATCAGATCTAGTTCTTTCTCCAGATTTGTTGATTAAAGGTGATGTAGTTACAGAGTTTGATTCATTAGCTGTAGGTGTTGATTTATCTGCTAGTAAAAATGAAACTTCTGATTACACTGCGTTTGTACTCGGAGGACGATTGCAAGATAAGTACTATATAGTTGATGCTCATCAAGTTCGTTCTATAGGTAATCTTGAGAAAATAGACTTACTGTGTAAGATGCTGGTTGAGTGGGGGATATTATTAGAAGATTCGTCAGGTCAGTTTTTTCCAACTTATTCTACATGTACATTAGTAGTTGAGTCTGTGGCTTACCAAGCTTCTTTAGCGGCTGATTTACGTAGAATTCTTTTAAATGATCGCGGCTTAGGTAACATTCACATCCACGAAGTTAAAGGATTTAGAGGCGACAAAATTGCGCGTTTTCGTGGAACTTTAGGATTATTAGAAAATAAAAAAGTAATTTTTAACAGATACCGGAAGTTTGATATGTTATTTGATCAATTAGTAAATATCGGCGCTACATCGCATGACGATTTACTTGATGCGTATACACATTTAATGTGTTTTTTACAGCGTCGCGGTAATTTTCAAATGGAGTACTGATGATGACCGACTCAAATTTCTCAGATAACTGGAAATTTTCTCACGGACTACTTCTTTCGTATAAGTTTTTTATTGCTGTGACTGCATTTGATCCTCTATCTCGTTTTGATGCCCTTTTAAAAACGTTGCAGGGATATACGAAGATTCCTGGAACACAAGATTTTTACATTTTTATTGATTACGAGCACCGCGAGGATAAAGAAGTTTTAAAAGAACTGCTGGAGCCCAATCTTGATGACTGTGACATCGAGATTCTTGTGGCTGATCCTCAATATGTGGGTTTTAGTTTAACCTGGAGCCACAAAAAGTTATTGTCTGCGGCTGTTTCTGCTAAAGCTTACGATTTTTACATATATACCGAAAATGATATGCACTTCACAGAGGATAATTTTTATTATTGGTGGTTCTGGAAGGAAAAACTAAGCTATTTGAACTTGGAACCTGGGTTTTGTAGGTACGAAAATTTAAATGGCCAATTAATTCCATTTGATAACCATAAAAAATGGCGACTTACCGGTACAACACCAAACGTTTGGGGTGATCGCGGCTATGACGTTCAGACTTATTTGACTCCTGACAAAGATTTTGTGTGTTTTGCTTCTTTAGGTAATCCTTATATGGGCATGATGATTCTTGATCAGAAGATGGCTGAGAAATATGTTACTTCTGAGAGCTGTGACCCTATAAAAAGTTTTGAACTGACGAAATTTAGGTGTTGGCCTATCGCTGACCGCAGTTCTATGGGGCTTGCGTTTGAAAATCTGAGTGAAAAGCAGGAACACCGCCGTGCGATTCCGTTAATTAAGAAAGATGGTCGTATTCAGATTGCTGAATGCGGTTTAATCGAGCACTTGGACACTAAATACAGCCAACAAATGTTGACAAGTAATGAGATTCTGTTAGAACTATCCGAAATGTTTGAGCTCTAAACCATGGTTAGCGCCGATAATTTTTTTCTTGATAAATTCGATAAAAAAAATTCTATAGATCATCCAAATCACTATACGCAAGGTCCTATTGAGTGTATTGATGCACTTGAATCAGCCCTAGGTATAGAAGGAGTTAAAGCATATTGTAGAGGTGCTTGCTTGAAGTATTTATGGAGAACAGAACATAAAAATGGTATTGAAGATTTAAAAAAATGTGAATGGTACTTAAAACGGCTGATCGAAATTAGCGAAAAGACCAGTTAAAATTAAAAAAACCGTATTTGTATGGACGTTCGGGCTTTTGGTTCTGTTTATGGGCAGTCGTCAACACTGCCTTATGCGAGTGGGTTTGCATATATTCCTGCTAGTGGATTAAAAAGATTTTCTGCCGCCCGTGGTTTTTTTATGATGACTGATGCGGGTCAAGATCAGCATCTAACAGTAGAAATGACTGATGCTCCGGGTCAACAAATTCCGTTAACTCGAATAAATAATGACACAGTTATGCCTATGTCTATTACAGCCATATACAGCGGCACCGTTCACAGTGTTATTGTTTATTACTGATGAATCCTTACAACACTGCTGCTTTTAATTTTTCTCAAGCGTATCAGATGCAAACCGCTGCTGCGGATGCACAACGTCGCGCTAACCAAGCATCAGATACTGCTTTTGCGGATATGACGAATGATAACGAAACAGATCTTCGCGGTCAGCCTCAGCCACAGGCTCCAGAAGGACCTAGTACCCAGTTAGACGGATATTCACAAAATAATTTAGATGAAGCGACTGATCAAGATTTAAATGTTTTGATGCGGGCTAAACGCCGGGCGGCTAAGTATTTAGGTCAAGATCAGCTATCATAGTGACACCTGACCAGTGTTTCTGTGATCATTGACTGCTTTCCTTACTTTAACGAGAAGGAACTTCTTGAGTTACGTATCCGGACTCTTGAAGATCACGTCGATGGATTTTTAATTAGTGACGCCGATAGAACTCACCGTGGTGAGCCAAAGCCTTTTACGTGTGTTGAGACTCTAAGAGAACTTGGTATTAGTGACAAAAAAGTTCAAGTTTTGCATGTCGAGCTACCCTCTGTAGAGGAAATAGCCGACCCGTGGATTCGTGAAAGAGCGCAACGTGATGCTCTAGGTGTCGGCTTACATATGCTTCCAGACGATACTGTTTTTATCTGTTCTGACTGTGACGAGATTGTAAATCCAAATCAATTGCCTTTGTTAGTAAATAAAGTTGAAAAAAATAATGCTCTAATTCGGCCAAGTATGTCCATGCACTATGGCCGCGCTGATCGACAACTAATTACTCCTGAAGGAGCCTTGTTTGAGTGGCGTAATGCGTTCGTATGTACTGTAGGTTTTTTAAAAAAACAGAATACATTATCTTCTCTCAGGTCTAGCCAAAATAATGTGTTTGTTGGAGATCGTGATTATGGTTGGCATTTTAGCTGGATGGGTGACTCTACTCGTCGCCTTAAAAAACTTAAGTCCTATGCCCACTGGGAAACCGATAAACCCGATGTAGAAAAGATTTGTGAGACTTTTAAAGCGACACCAGGCGACGTAGATATGCTCGGACGTAACGATCATTTAATTACAACTTATCCGTTGGATTTATTACCAGAAAAGTTGTTTGACCTTGATCGCGTAAAAAATTATCTGCTTCCTGACGATGTTGATTGATTGCTTTCCGTATTTCAATGAGCGTGAGCTCCTTGAGCTTCGTATAAGTGTTTTAAAAGATCACGTTGATGGATTCTTAATCGCAGAAGCTGATCGAACACACAGGGGTGAATCTAAATCATATAAGTGCGAAGAAGTAATTAGAGAACTTGGGTTACCCTCTGATTTTATTGAAGTTGTTCACGTTCGTCTCCCATCTGTTGAAGAGGCGAGTGATCCGTGGGTTCGTGAACGCGGTCAACGAGATGCTTTAGGACAATATTTAAAGCACTTTCCCGCCGACACTATTTTTATATGTTCTGATTGTGATGAAATACCTAATCCAGATAAATTTAATTTTTTAATTAAACAACTAAAGGAAAATCCAGATCAAATTTATGGTTTGAAAATGTCCATGCACTATGGTCGTGCTGATTTACAGCTTTGTTCTCCTACAGGGGAGTTATTTCAGTGGCCTTGTGCAACTGTTTGCTCTGTCGGCAAGCTAAATCAACTAGGTTCTATTACAGCAGTTCGTGCTCAGCCCGACCGTACATTTGTCGGGATTAGAGATGGTGGTTGGCATTTAAGCTGGATGGGAGATACTCAAACGCGTAAACAAAAATTAAGATCTATTGCCGAGTTTTATATTTGGGATACTCCAGAAGTGCAGAGTATTTGTGATACTTTTAAACCTCAAGAAGGTATGACTGATATGCTTGGTCGCCAAGATCATATTCTGACACCGTATCCAGTCGAAGATTTACCGCAGGAAGCAGTTAAACTGGAAAGAGTCAAAAAGTATTTACTTCCCGATGGCTGACAAAATGCCTCCTGAGCTTTTAGAGAAGTTCAAGAAAATGGGGGAGAAAAAAGAAGAAAAATCTGACGATAAAAAGTCAGAGCGAGGAAATACTCGTAAACGCGCTCTGGCAAAAGCACGTAAAGCCAAAGAAATGGCTAAAAAGTGATTAAGTCCAGCACTTTTGTTTTTAGTTGAATGACTGCGGGCACTGAGACCAGAAAAAGGTTTAACGAGATTCTGGAAGCCTCGCGCACTCAGGATCGAAGTAACCAATCTGCGACAATGGTTGTTTTAAGCCATTTACAGCAGATGACTCTTCTTATGATTAAGAAGGGTCTGACCTTTTACTGCGATCAGGATACTTATAAAAGCCGCACTCGATTTTTAGAGGATGTAATTAAATTAAATAAATTAGATATTCGTTTTCCTTCAATTATTCGGAATTTTTTGATCGATGGCTGTGGATTGTTTTACTTTCGCCCAGATCCAAAATTAAAATATCAGATTTATTTTTTCAATAAAAATCAATACAGGGTTTACCACGATTTAAACGGTGAAGTTGACGAAGTAATCATTATTTATAGTTATAAAGTTAAAAACGCTAATTTAGGCTTACCTAGTACTACCACAGGTCAGAACAAACGATATGTTCGTTTATCTATTACTGCAGATGAAATAAGTGAAGTTGAAACTGATACTGAACTAAGTTTTGATTTAGAGCCGGGTGCTGTTTTAACACCGGCTAAAAAACGTCCTAATAATTTAGGTTTTATTCCTGCTGTAGAAGTTTTAAACAAGCCAAACGCTAGTGGGACTGAGGGCGAAGGTGAGTTTGATCCTTTTATGGAGCAAATAGTGCTTCATGATGCACTTCAACGTAATATTGCAAAAAATATTGAATTTTTTGGTAATCCAACGTTAATTAGTTCACGTCCTCGCAGCGATTTAGTTGAAGCAAGTGATAGCCAGACTACTTTTAGACCAACTATTAGTAGTCAAAGTGGTTTTGCTGGTGTAGATAGCCCTTCTACACGAGTTAGTGAACCGTTTGGTTCTTCTATGGGCGGTGGTTTGCGCGTACCTCGGATTATTGCCAACGTCGAGCCTTCGGATCGCGTTGGTTATATGACCCCAGATCCTGTAAATGGAGATATGAATCGGTATTCCTTACTTCTTCGTGAAGAAATACGAACTGCTTTAGGCGGTGTTGATGAAATTTCAATTTCAGCTGGTGCTACAGCTACCGAAGTTAAAGGTTTGATGGGTCGTGCTCAAGCCACGGCTCTTCGAAAAAATAAATCTTTTCTTGATTACGGTTTTAATCGTCTTTTGGAAATGATGATTTATCACCAAGAAACTATTTTTAGAGAGTCATTTATAGCCGCAAGCGGTTTAAAACAACCTAAGCCTCCTTTAGAGCAGACACCAGAAACAATTGATAAGTTTCAGACTGCAAATTTACGTTTTGAAACAAAACTTAATCAGACAGTTCAGATTGCTCTGACTGAAAATAAAGTTCCTCGTGGAGTTATCGGTTTACCTGAAGATGGAGATAGGACTGTTTCGTATCGTTTTCAAGGAGATGTTTACGAGGACACAGCTTATGACGTTAACCAGAAATCTATTGTTGTTCGTAATTTACAGGAATTAGGCGTCGATAGTATTGAAGCATTAAAGTTTTTATTCCCTGAAAAAACTGATTCTGAACGAGCAGAAATGTTGAAGGGATTTCCCTTCCGCATGGTGCAACAAACACAATCTGCGATGCAACAATTTCTGGTATTATTAACTCAGATGTTGCAGTCTCCTCATCCGCTTGCGCCTAACCAACCGCTTGCGGCAGACCCTAGACTGAATATCACTCCGCTCTTATATAGAACATTCGACCACCTCGCGGAAGAATTAACCTACTCGGGTAGCTATGAGCCAGCAGATCCAAGCTTCAATCCCGAGCCCGGTCTCCCCGGCGGTAGCCCCGACGGTAACCTCAGACCAGGGCTCAACCGCCTACCCACAGTGGGTGGCGCAAACCTCTACCCCGGCGGTAGCTTCGGTACCTACAGCCCAACCGCCATCGCAGGCAACACAGGCTACGGTCCCTTCTACCAACAACCAGTTCAGCCCGTCAACGTCGCAGTTCTCCCCCAACAATCCGTGGGAAGCAGCGATGGGTTCGCTGGAACGGGTTTTATCCCAGATCAATACTCCGTCCCCCAGCCAGGGTCAACAGTCGCCTTACCAGGCGGCTCAGCAACAGGTTACTCAACAGAGCAATCTGAGTTCACAGGTCCAACCCTGGGCTTACCAGGCACAGCAGGTAGCGCAGACATTGCCTACCAACGTCTTACAAACCCAGAATTCCTCGCAGACTTCTACGGACCCGTCCAACGGTCCCCAAGGTCTAAGCGTCGCAACTCAAGCCGTCGTTAATCACTTCGGTATTGAAGCACCTGGAATTTTAAATCAGTATGCATGTGCTCTCGAGGACATGCTGATGGATCAAGCCGGGCGTATGGATTCTCTTACTGAGCGCCATAATGCCATGGAGACCATCCTCACAAATCCCGATCATCTAGCTAATTACACTGATCGGTTCTTTACTGAGGTCGTCCCTGTAGACATTGATTCTGACGTGCCTGCTGGTAGTCAAACAGCAGCACAAGCTTATCAACCTCGCTACGACATGCCTGCTCCTCCTGCTAATGCCGGTGGTGCTCAGGGCGTAGTTCCTCAACAACAATGGGAAGCTTTTAGCGAAGTTATGAATCGTTCTCCCGAAAACGCTTGGCGTTATTTAAGTCAGATGGGTCCGGAGGCGCTTCGCAGTAAGCTCTTATTTATGGACGCTGCTTAATTTAGTCAAGATTTAATAAGCTCCCTCGGAAACGGGGGAGATTTTTTTTGCTAATCTACATGTAATAGCAAACTAATTATGCGTGCTTTAGGTTATTTACGTCGCAAACCTAATTTAAACGACAGTCAGCAAGAACCTGTTATTGAAAAACCTGTTGAAGTTTCTACAGCAGATTCTCAAACTGAATTGTCCGAGGAGTTTGAAGAATCAGTTGATCTAACTTGATTTTTACTGATTCGTCTTTTAATCTCTGCTTCTAATAATTTTTCTGCAGAGTTTAATAATTTTATGCCTGCGTATCCGCAAATAAATGAGGTTGCTATGGCCTCATTTCTTGTGAGTTTAAATTTTTCTGCTATCGCTGGACTTATAAAAGTCGCAAGAAACAATCCAACAATTGTTGTTTTAAATAGATAAGTTGCTAGTTTTGAACGTTTTTGTGGGTGAACGATAGAATCTGTTAGAGAGCCAGACATACAGGCTATCGAAGTCTCAAGATCTTCAAAAAAAACCGAAACTAACTTGTCGGCACTCAAGTTGTTAGTTGCGGTTCTTTAAAATTTTAACGCAGTAAAATTTATTTAGATGCTTATTTTTTATGGTCTATACACCATTTACAAATTGGAGATATGACAAAAATTTGTATCATCGTGTGCAGTCTGGTCCACAACGAACTAGTGATGATTTAAATCTCACTGACACTTATGCTGTTGTTGGTAGTGGATATACTTACCCTAGTGGGACTCAGCAAACTTGGTTTGGTGTAAATTATCAAGGTGCTGATTTTGGTTTAATTCCTGTTGGACCTGTAAATATAAGTGGCTATTTAAATACTGATTGGCGTGCTGTACCTCCTGCTGTTTCTGGTTATTGGTCAAACTATGAAAATGTTTTACCTCATGCTTCTGGTCTTCTTGATACTTATTTAGGTTATAGAGCTCAAGGTTTATATAGCGTAGCTGGTCGTACTGTACAAACAGCACTTAGTCCTCAACCAGGTTTACGTAATTTTGGGGTTTATACATGGTTTGGTGCTGGTATTCCTGACAATCAAAATTACGCACCTTTTAAAACACCTTCGAGTAACGAGCCATACCGGTATGACGAAGATACTGGTGACTTTGTAGGTGAGGGTATTACAGGTGGTCCGGGGTCTTTCCAGCGAGTTCGTTATCCATCCTTAACAAATCCCACAAACGATACTTCTGGATCTCGTGCAGCATGGATTTACAATTATCCGGTTTATTGTCAAGTTTTTACTGAAGCTGTTCGTAGCACGGCACCAGGTCAAATGTCCGTAGTTACACGTACTAATTACAGAGGCAAATCAACTCGCTACGTGCCTAATTACGGTTCTGTGTACGGTGTTTTGGGTGAGGGCGTTCGAAATATGATTCGACGTGTAGGCCCTAGTAGTTAAATTAACCACTAAAATTGCGACACTAAAACATAACTGTATGGTTGTTTAAGAGTTAGGATAATTTTGTAGTTTCTTCGAGAACTTATCGATGTTTATCGATAATGATTTTCCGAAGATTCTTGGTGCCGAGCTGTACCGTCCGCACCCCGCATACATCGTTGAGATGGCTGCGGAGCCCGTGGTTGTCCATGATTTTTCTAAGCAACCTGGTCAGACTGTACAACTGGATCGTTACCGTTTCTTCGGTAATCCTGGCTCCAAAGAATCTCGCGAGCGCACTGCTGAGCAGACCATCGGTACTGCTAACAGCCGCAACATTGTGAAAGATAAGGTGCTGGTTACTCTTAAGGAGTACACCGGACCTGCCGATCCTGCTGATCCGACTCAGCCGAGCACCTTTAAGATTGCTCGCGAGACTCTGATCACTGCACAACGCTTACTGCTGGATACGGGTAACCTCACCACCTTCCACCAGTCGATCGGTAGCCTCACCCTATTAGATGACTATCGCCGTTGGCGCGATCGGGTGTTCATCAACGAACTCCTGAAAGCTGTTTCCAAAGGTGAGTCTTCTGACACCCAAGGTGGTTACTACTTCCCTGGTGACCTGGCCACCGGTTCGCTGACCTACACCAACGCCGAGCAAGCTAAGTTCGACGTTAAGGATGACTTGCTGCGTGTGGTGAAGAGCCTGCGTAAGCGGAACACTCCTACCTTCCAGGATGGTTTCTATCGCTGCGTTTGCGATCCCACCTTCCTGATGCACCTGCGTCAGAACAGCGACTTCCGCGAAGTTGCTCGTTACCCTGGCAACGGTCAGATCAACCCTCTTATGTCCGGGATGCAGCCTAACGCTGCCCTGTACATGGGTCAAGGGTTCGGCCAAGCCACCTTTGTGGCCGGTGAGCCGATTATGCCCACGGGCTTTGTGTTTGAAGGCGTGCGCTTCTTCGAAAGCACCAACATGCCTACTCAGACTCAGACCGCGACCATCGCATCTACCGCCGCTTCTTACAACGCAGCTATCGGTATCTTCTTTGGTCCTCAGTCCACCGGCGTTGGCATCGGCGGTAACAACGCTCAGGTGCTGCTCAACAACAACGACGACTTCAGCCGTTTCATCATGATGATTTGGAGCCTGTACGCAGGTTTTGAACTTCTGAACGCTGACTTCGTTACCGTTGCCTACTCTTTCGACGCCTGAGGAGGTAACTAACGATGACTATTAATCCTAATCAGCTGTCCGTTACCAAGATTTATCCTGGTAACTACACCAACGTTCTTCGTTATTGGAACGAAGAAAAAACCGTTCAGTACAACAATGCGAACGGTGTTTCTCAAAACCTGACTGGTCAACCCGTCGGTGGTCCCGTCGGCGTGATCTTCCAGCCGGGCTGGATCGCTCAGCAAGCTATTGGTTATGTTGACCTTAGCTATCAAGCTTTAGGTACTTCTAACCAGCTTGATTACTACACCTTGCCTTATGGCTCTGGTCAGAATGGTGCTGAGCAACCCTTCCTGAACGCCTCTGTTATCATTCCGTCTCCGGATTTCCATAAGGATATCCGCGCTGACATCACCAATGGTATCCAGGCTCCTTCGGGCGTGTACGTCTATCGCACCTCCCTCCGTGTTGATGGCGGTGATGTAGTGAGCTCCGGCGTCGCTGGTGGCGCTGCTGCCCCTCGTCTGACCCTGATCCCCGCCGTGGCCCAAGGCCTGCGTGATTCTGCAACCGTTGTGTCCGGTCAGTTTGGTACTACCATCACTGGCTCTAACTCTCGGATTGCTAACGGTAGCACTGCTTCCACTAACATCTTCAATTCGAGCAGCTGGTCTGCTCTGACTGCACAGACTCAGTGGAAACTGTTTACCACCGCAAACCTGGGTGGCGCTGCTGCTTCTGGTGTTGCTCAAGGTTCGGGTGTTTACGATCCCCGTGCTGGTGCGGGCAAGCTGTCCGGTCAGAATAAAGCTCTGGCAATCTGTGAAGTTTGCTGGATCCTGCCCGATCAACCGCCCGAGCGTTCGGATCTTGCTCTGCAGCCCGGCGGTGTTATCGAGTCCAGCATCTACACCTCTACCTCTCCTTCCTGATAAAATCAGAAAGGGAGAAAAAAACTTAAACCCCTCCTACGGGAGGGGTTTTTTAATTAAATTTTTATATTTTATTATTTATTTACTGCTTTACTATGCTTGAAACACTGTACTTGTGTTGATTATGAACGATCGTAAGTTGTCAGATTTTCATTTAGAACGAAAAGAGTGTAAAAAGTGTGGTGCTATATGGTTAAACGGCACTCATCATTGGGGAACTGGTAAAAAAGGAAACGAATTAGATCTTGCAGGTTTAGTTTGTAATACTATTGACTCTACAGACTGTATAAATCCTAAAAAAAACTGCACAGGAGGAGATACTTGGGAAAAAAGAGCTGAATTTTTAAAAAAATTAGAAAGTGAGATGAAAAATTATGATTGTTAATCTCCGATTTTTTCAGTTTTAGCTTAAACTACTGCACATATACTGACTTAAGTTATGACTGCCAGTGTTTACAAACCCAGTGGTGTCAAAATCGAAGTAATTTCGTCACATGATGAGGGCGAGTACTTAATGGTTCGTTCAAACACCACCGGTAAAGTGTTTTTTGCTCATAAAGATCAAATTGGTGAGTTAAATGAAGAACCTGAGGCTAAAACAAACCCGAATCACGTTTCAACCCGTCGAAATAGGCGACCTTTAAAAGCACAGGAAGAGAAAACTCCAATTGTTAAACCTTTACCCCCCGTAGATAACCGTATTAACTTAAATACTTTGACTCCGGAAGGTTTATCCCAATGTTTACCTGGTGTTGGTCTGAAAACTGCTAAAGAAATTATCGAATTGCGTCAATCGCTACCTGGTGAAAAATTTACAAAATTAGATCAACTGCAATCTATTAAACGAGTTGATTGGGATGAGGTATTTGCTACCGGGAGTGTATACGTAGAATAAAAGAACATAAATGTTCTAGTCGTGGCTCAACTTACTACTTCTGAACTTGAGCAGATTCAATCTTATTTAGCTCAACAAGGGGTTGTTTTTCAACCCACTACGACTGATGCAACAAAACGCGAAGTTATATATGCAGCAGTTAATCAACTAACTCGAAATCCTGCACAGGTTTTTGGGTATGCGTTAGATGACTTTAACTTTAGTCGTGTAGCGTATCACCTTGGGTATAATATAGCGACTGTTCCTGCAGGTGACTACGCTCGTTTATTAGAAGCGAGTAATAGTATTCCTAGTGAATTTTATTACGATAAAATTGTTCAACAAATTGAACGTTGTGAAGAAGCAGAGCGATTAACTGAGCTTGCTACTGGACGTGCAACAAGTAGGCAAGAGACAATTTTAGGTGACGTCTCACGTTCTATTAATATCCAAGATAAACGAGAAACTGCTCGTATTTGGCGAGAAAATTATTTATACGAATGTGATCGTTTAGCACAAATGTTATATGTTCCTAATTATCGAGATCCTGTTGCAGCTAGATACAGATTTGAAAGATCTGGAGGTGAGTTTATTCAAGCTATTCCTGGACCTCCTGATGTTTCTAGAGCAGACAGACTCTATTTTTATGCTAATTGGCGATAGACTGTCAATAACTATAGTTGCTTTATAGGGCATGAGTAGTCTGCCTCGCTGGTTCTACCAACAAGTTCGTCAACAAGTAACAGATCCTGCTCGAGTTCAATTTTTACTCGAAAAAGTTGGTCCTGCACTTATGCAACGGAGCCGTAAGGCTTCTGAAGCTGTTCGTCAAACTTTGAGTGAAGCTGGGCTTATGGGGATTCGTCCCCAAGCTCCACGTCCCGCTCCTTCGCAACTGCCTGAAAATATTAAAGGTTTTCTGGGTCGTCCGGACAGCACAAAATTACGTCCCGGTTTACAACAAATAGTTGATACAGCTATTCAGCGTCGAGCGGCAGAAGCAGCACAACCCCCCGCTCCGGGAATTCGTGGTCTATCTCCGTTAGTTCAAAATCGTCCTCCAGTTCAAGGTCCTTATACTCGTACTGGCAAATTTGTTCCCGATGCCAACGAGGTAGCTGCGCCGATTGTTCCAGCCGCAGCGCCAAGGCCCCAAGAAACTTATCTTCAAAAAACATTTTTAACTCCTGGTGAAGGTGAAGTTGGAAGTTTTAATCGTTTACGTTTTCCGCCTGGGACTGTTGATGTAACTGGTCGCAAACTTGGTAATGTTACTTATCAACCGGGATTAGAAGCTGGCTTACTTCAAGGTCCTGCGCTCCCTCCCACTGGAGGTAGTGTTGCTGATTTAATACAGGAAAGATTAACTCGCCCCCGTGGGCCTTTTCCCGGAGAAGAGTTAGGAGGTTCTTTATTTGATCAAGCTGATTCGGCTCCTGTTAGTGCGTTAGTAAATGAAGCTGCTGAACTGCGCAATGCCGCAGGTGGCGTTCGAATGACAGATTTAACTGGTATTTTTCGTTTTCTAACAGAAATGCCAATGGCTGCAAGGCTTGCTGGAGTTGGTGTTGTTGGCGGTGGTGCGGGATTAGGGTTAGCTTCCATGTTCTCACGGCCAAATGAAGGTTCTGCCCCCGTGGGCGAGTATCCTTCTACGGCTATGAGTCCTCCTGGTAATCCTCCTGTTTCTCCTGGTGGACTTAATTCACCAGACGTTATGTTCCGTGAACCTGATGGAACTCCTTTAGGATCCCAACCTGTTGTTCCTGGATATAGCTATCAATCTACCCGTGTAGATCCCACTGCTCCTGCTCCTGTCCTTACGCCAGGTGCTGATCGAGACAGTACACGTCGCGCTCAGTTGAGTCAATATGATCCATCTGCAGCTGCAATTGAACGGGCAATGGAGCCACGTAGCCCAGAAATGTATAAAAATATTGGTGAATATTATGCAGCTCGTGAGGCTTATGCTACGCAAGCTCCTGTACGTCAAGCTTTAATGAAGTTCGCAGGTGGTTTTAGTTACGATCCTGCTCAAGCAGCGCAGCTTGAAAAGTGGGCCGCGCAATACCCCATGTTGGCTTATGAGCTTCAACGCCGCAGTTTAACAAACCCTGCAGCAAATCAACAAACATCTGAGTCTGTTACTACGACAACTGTGACTACTCCAATGGGTTCACAAATCGATGCGAATGCCGTGGGTAACGCAGAAGCAACTGCCGAAGCTGCCGTTAATCCGACTCAAGGTAACACCGATCTTCGTGCTGTTACGACCCCCCAAGAGCAACCTCAGCTTCGTCGAACAAGAGATTTTCTTGAGGAGCAAATGAATCCTCGCTCTCGTATGTACGCTGGTTATTGATTAATTGTAAAATTTATTTATTGAGAATTCAATTATGGCCTTTGCTGGATTTAATCAGATTCCTGGATATCAAAATGTTAGTTATGGGGAGCCATCTATAAGTATTCCTGTAACTGACTGGGGTGCCATAGCCCAGTCTTCACAAATTCCAGTTGATCCCTACGGAAGTTTTGGCGTCGATACTGCTGGTATTTATGGTTCTGTTGGCGATAATCTTGCTCGAAATCCTCTCGGACAGAAACAACCTGGATTTGTTGATTATTTAAATCAAATTAGTAATATTCTTGAGCAGGGAGCAGATGCCTATCGAGCAGTTAAAGGTATTCCTGCTCGTTTTGGTCCTGAAAAAGAACAACGTTTAGCGGGCGAACAGTTTGGAAAATATTTAGAAGATCGTCGTGCTGATCGTGAAAAACGTCGCCGTGAAGATAAAAGCAATAAAATTGTTCCTCAAGACGAAAAATCTTTTAATTTAAGTATTCTTCGTAAAGCATTGTCTGATCCCTCTTCAATAGCACAATTATTTGGTAATACTGCTGTTACTCCAAGTATCGATCCTGCTTCTCTCGGAGTAGAGATGGATACAACTCCAGCTCGTCAGTGGCGTCCTCAAGCGCCTGCCCTTCCGCAGTAAATTAATTTTTAAGGAACCATCATGAGCTCTACTAGCACAAACAAACAACCTTTGATGGTTGACCGCCCGTTTTTACGTGGCGCCAAAATTAATAATGGTACTACTGTTGTTACTAATGCCAGTAGTCCTGATTTTGGTGATCTTATTCAACTTGTTCGTGTTGGTGATGTACCTTCTGAAGACGGTGCGTTAGTCGAAGATATATTTGTTGTTTCAAATGAAGGTTACCCGAATACATCGGGTCGTCGTTCAGCTGCCTTTGGTGTTTATATATATGCGCCTAATCAAGCGGCCCCCTCAACATCTACGTCTCTCCTTATTAGTAAATTTGAAGTTGGGTTATCTGGCGATACAGAAGGTTTAATTCAACGTGTTGAATTACCGGCCACGGTCGCCCCAACGCCTCAGACTGGTGATACGAATCTCGCTCGTCCTATTGAAGTGGGTAAATCTGAAGCTTTGTATTTAGAGAAAGGTTACATTTTATGTGTAGGTTATTTGGGTAATGGTCCTGCATCTGTTTCTGGTGGTTTAAGTCCTTCAGGTATATCAATTTTCGCTCAGGGGGGTTTTTATTAAATTTTGAGACTCTTTATTAGTGACTCGTAAAAAAGGATCAGATGATTTTAGTTGGAAGACACATCAACCAAAATCATCAAAATTTACTTTTAAAAATTTTCAAGGAATTAGTTCTAGTCACGAACTTTCCACGTCAATGCCGTGGAAAAGAAAATTTCGCCCTGACTTTAATTTAAAAGATTTTAGTATTTTACTTGATTATAACTACGCCTCTATGTGGACTAGATGGCGTAGAGGTTATGAGCTTTACATGTATGCTAATCAAGCATATGTAGGTTTAAATTATTCGTTTGCTTATTTTGTTGGTGGAGTACCGGGAGTAGGTGCGGGTTTGCCTGGCCTGTGCTTTATGTACCCTTCTACTTCACAAGACATGGCTATGCGAATGACAGCCATTCGCCCTGAAGGTAGTTTTAACTTTTTGGATTTTGGATACTCAATAAAAAGTATTTTTCAATATCAACCTGAGATTTATGGAGTTCAGTTATCTAGTAACTTTGGTGCTCCTATATCGTTTTTTACTGGTGAAGTTTTATCTAATAAATATGCCGCTGATGGCACTACAAAAACTACATATGGAAACTATACCGTTGTAGGTGTAGGTACACTTGCCGGACCACAAACTCCTAGCTTTTTGCCTTTATTTGATACTTTATTTATTACGACTGGAGCTAGTAATAGTTGGTCTGTGCTAGATAACAACACTTTAGTTTCTCCTGCTTCTTCCTTACCCATAGTTGGAGAATTTTTTACAACCGCAATGCGTTTTGGTTGTAATTGTCCTGATTATCTAGCGCGACAAGATTTTAATTTATATGAGTATGACACAAAAAGAAAATATCCTTATACTCTTCCACAAGATTTAAAGCCTGGTGAGTATGACGCTGGTAATTTTGGTCCTAACCGTACATTTAATACTCGTGACTATCCTGGATTTTCTAGAGATTTTGGATTTTTATACACAAAAAATGTTTTAAATTTTCCACGTTACGGTGATAGTCCTTCAACTTATTCAGATCCAAACGTTTATTTTTATCTACCTAGATTTTGTAAACATATTTATGCGTCTTTTTGGCAACTTTATAAACGCTTCGGTCAAGACTATATGGCTCCGTGGCTTGCTCAGCCCACAGATGAACCTATGGACGAAAAATACCGAGAATACTTTGATATAAATTTATCTAAAGAAACAACTTTTAATAAAAGGCAAGAGAATCTTCGTTGGTGGGAAAAATATTCGCCAAGTAAAGACACAGTACCTACACACATGATGTACCCTGACATGGTTCCGACCATGGTAAAAGTATTAAATTTTGATACTTTAGCTTCTGGTATTTCTAGTCCAATGGTGGCTAGTGGATTTCAGATGTTTACGATAGATCAATATAATCCGTTTGATCCCGTTCAAGCTGCATTAAGAACTTTTGATGGGGGTATTTATAGTAGTGGTGTAAATATAAGTCCTACGGTTTCTTTTATTTTTGACGGCGGTCAGTATTCAGCTGGTGTTTTAATTCCACCTAGCAGTTATCCTACTTTATTAAATGGAGGTGTTTACTAAACATGACTACTACTCCAGTTATTTTAGTAACTAAACGTTCTGGTAACTCTGCAGATAGACCAGCCACATCTACTGTCCAAGCTGGTGAGGCGGCATTGTGTTTCGGCGCTGCGGAACCGGGTCTTTATTTCAAAGATTCGGCTAGTGCAATAAGAAAAGTTGGTCCGACACATTATGGTGTCACGGCTCCAAACTCAGCACCAGTTGGTGCTGCTGGAAACGCCATAGGTGAGTTATGGGTTGATTCTTCTGCAACATCATATTATTTAAAAATTTGGAACGGATCTTCTTGGTTAAAAGTTGGTGCTGGTTTTGCTGATAGTGCAGCTAGTGCAATTGTAACAATTGCTTCAGGTGCTATTGTTGCAAATTCAGCGATTGTAGCTTCTGGTGCTCTAGGAGCAGTTTTAGCTTCAGGTTCTTTAGGAGCAATATTAGCTTCAGGTTCTTTAGGAGCAATATTAGCTTCAGGTTCTTTGGGAGCAATATTAGCTTCAGGTTCTTTGGGGGCAGTTTTAGCTTCAGGTGTTATAACAGCAACTGGAATTTCGTGTGCTGATATTTATAGTGGTTCTCTTACTGGCACCGCTACATCCGGTGCGCTACGTTATAAATATGACGATACAGGCAGTCCCAGCGGTTTATACGTTGCGTTTGCCGGTGGTTGGGCTTTAGTTTAAGCGTTACGTAAAGTCGCTTTTAACATCCAAGCTGATTTAAACATATTGTTTACGATTTCTGCTGCAAAATTCTCTACATCGGGGGCTTCCACTTCCTTTGCCATATCAACAATAGTTTTTCCCATCATGCCTCCTTGTTCAAGATTTTTTAAATAAATAAATAACGATTCTTTTGCATCATAAGTTTTTACGCTTTTAAATTTTTTATAAGCATCAAAAAGTCCGCACTGACACATAGGCATTAAATAATCCATACTCCGCACTAACTCAGCCATAGTGTCAAAATCAATTACATGTTGTTCATATTGTTTTTTTAAAAACTTATGGAGAGGCAAAAATAAAGGATGTTCAATATTTAAATGAAGTAGATGCGCTTGAACATTTAACTGATATAAATATGAAGCAAAGGAGACCATATTGTAAATAAGGTTATCTACATTGGTCTCCTTAGTTATAACAATTTCCTCGATTATTTTTTCTTGTTTGGGAGCTTCGAGAGCCGCTTGAAGAATATTAGGAATAGCCGAGGAAATCATCTTTTAAGGCTCAGAGAGTGCAAGCTGTGCTTACTTCTACTTTAGCTTCTTCGGGAGATGCTTCTACATCACTCTTGAGATAATCTTGCAGAGCATCTTGATTGATGCGATACAACGATTTTGCTCCGTTTGGTTGGAGGTTTACAAAGATTCCTTTAGGCCAACCACCGGGCTGGTTGGATTCGGTGAGAGCGATGCGCTTGCGTACAAAGCCTGCAGAACAATTAAGCAGCTCTGCGGTCTGAGCGATAGTCAGGAGCCGTGCAGTCTCCATTGGAGTTGGGGAATTGAATGCCGTGGACGTGATGACGTTAGCAAGAATTTGTTGTAAATAACTGAGTGCTAACATATTTAATAATATTTTCAGATTTAAAACAAGTTAGACTACATTGGATAACCAATTAAAAAATGACCATACGACTTGCCGGAGAAATTTTTAAAGGATACAATCAACCTCGTCGCGATTCTGATGGAGGTAAAAAATTTGCTGTTGCTGCGAAAGAAGGAAATACTGTTCGATTAGTGCGATTTGGTGATCCCAATATGACCATTAAAAAACATATACCTGAACGTCGAGCTAACTTTAGAGCACGACATAATTGTGATGAGCCCGGTAGTAAATTAAAAGCTCGGTACTGGGCTTGTAAATCTTGGTAGCTGATCGGTTTAGAATTTAAAAAGTCGCTAACAGATCATGCACTCTCAAGATGGTCAATTAGTTGTCGGCTTAACTTTAGAAGACGATCTCGTTCTCACGCGATTAAAAAATAAAGCTCGCAACTTAAAAGGTAATGCTAGGGATCAGTATTTATGGAAAACTATTTATCGTTTTGTCTGCCGTGAGCGAGCATATAAGTCTGTAATGGGCGAATACGGAGTGGCTATAGATATTAATATTGATATATTTGAAGAGGAGTGTGATGAGTAAAAAAGATTTTATATCGCCAAATGCTCGCCGTTGGCTAAATCTTATTTCTTATGCTGAAGGCACTTGGGGTGGGAGAGGCCCTAGATACGATATTACTTTTGGGTATACACCAATAACAAATTTCTCTCAACATCCAAATAGGGTTGTGAGGTCCGGTAGCCGTGCAAGTGCTGCTGCAGGTGCTTACCAATTTATGCCCACTACTTGGCAACGCGCCGCTGCAGCAGCCAAAGTTGGTGATTTTGGGCCTCAATCTCAAGATCGAGCAGCCCTTCAGCTTATACGTTGGCGTGGGGTAGATCCGGATCGCTCTCCAATAACCCCTGAGAATATTGCGCGTTTATCTGGTGAGTGGGCTTCATTTCCTACGATGAAGGGCGTAAGTGCTTATAACCAACCAAGTAAGTCTTTTCAACAATTGTTGAAATTTGCTCAATCGCAAGGAACTCAACCTGTATCTTATGATCCGACAGCTAGATATGTTTCTGGAGATTCGACCGTAAATCAAGTAGATGATGCCTTAGCGCAGTCTATATTAAGTGGTTATATTGGTTCTTTATTAAGTAAATCACAAGGTGATCTTTCATTAGATAAATCTACAATGCCTGATGTTCCTCATTCAAAATACGAAGATGAAGAAACTGACGAACTTTTAGAAGATAAATTATTTAGTGCTTTTGCTGAAACAGAAAATTTAAAACAAAAAAATACACAAGCTGTAGAACAACAAATTTTAAAACAAAGTGAGTCTCAAATGAATTTAGTTAGAGACAAAATGAATCAGTTGATTGCTAATGCACAACAAAGTTTTAGACCAGCTTCATCTGTTATTTAAGGTTTATACTTAAATTACAGATTAAATACCATGGCTAAAGGAATTCTCGAAACAATAACAGCTGCGTTACCTGCTGTTACCAAAGGTATTAGTGCCGTTCGTGATATTTATGATGTCTCTACTGCGGCCCCTGGTGGTGCTGGCTTTTTAAATAGTGAGTTTGTTAGACAGTCAACAAGAGAACTTAAAGAAGAACAAGATCGAGTTTATGGACAGATTCAAAATATTTTTACAGAACTCGCTAATTTAACTGGTGTTTCCACAGAAAATGCTGTTCAAAATTACTATAAACAATTTTCAAATTATATGGATAAAGCTTACGCCGAAGGTCGTTCCGATCTTGCCGCTGATCCAAACATAAGTAAACAGTATCAACAATTTGGTAATCGTGTTAAAGATATTCAAAATCAATATAGTCTTTTAAGTAATCCTCGTTTTGCTCAAGCGTATAAGGCACCTGATGCCATTAGTCCGATCGACGTGGATGCTATTAAAGGGACGATGACTCTCGGACCTTCTTATCGAGAACAATATAGTTATCAAGATCCTCAAACTCAAAAATTTATCTTTGGTCGTCCTGACGCTGTGCGTGATATTGCTTCCTTCTATGCAAATAACCCTAATGTCGGTGATTTAATGAATTATGGTTGATGGCTTCCTTAAGACGATCTAGTGCAGAAAAACGAGTCGATAGTTATGGCAATCGACGACTTTTTCATGCCGAAAAAACTCCTAAATTTTTTCGTTTTGCTGGAGAGTTATTTGGTCTGGACGATAAAAAAACAAAAAATAAATTCAATGCTCTTCAGTTAACTCGTCCAGTTGGACTTGGTTTTGGTGAAAAAGATTTATTTGGGCCAGATAATTCTTGGGAGACACAGGACTCACTCATGTATACACCCTTCCCAGAGTACTATAAAACTCAGTAAATTTATTTATTGATTGATTAAAATTATTAATTGGAGGCAGCAAATACAAAAAACCTAAAACTTTACAATTTTTTAAAGGTTCTAGTTTTTCGTTATCAATAAATAATTTTGGTTTATCTTTCATTACACAAAGAGGAAAATCAAATTTGATTCGTTGTGTAGAAAGTAACGCCACTTCTATTGAAGTTAAAAATATGATTGCTTGCTCAAATTCTTTTCGAAGCCATTTTTTATAAGCTTGCTCCAGCCAAATTCTTTGATTTGATTTTTTAAATTGTGGAGATTTAGTAAAAATTGTTGTTTGTTTTGGTTGTTCGTGCTTAAAACAAATATCCCGTGGGGGGTATAAATAAACGTTTTTACTTTTCCAACTTTGATTTAAACCATTTTGTTCCCACGTGAAGTATCTATGAGCTTGCACAAGTGTATTAGCGCAATCACTTGAAGCTGGATCTAAATTAATTTCTCCATCAAAAAATGCAGTTGTAGTAGCAATTACTTCAATAGGAGAAACAAAATCTTTAGATGATAATGCCACGAGTAAATTCTTTTATTCGTTTGTCTACTTCTTTGGGATCTACGATATGTAGTGCTACGCCATCCAGTTGTATCATAGCAACTAGAGCTAAATCTAAACTATTTTTACTCTCTATAAACTCAATGATTTTTTTAAACATACTGCAGTTATGTTCGTGCATCATTTCTTCTGCTAGTGCTAAATCTTGATCTAAATCTTTTACGGTTAAGTATCTACTTTTTTGTGGATTTTCTGGATTAAAAACTAATATACCCTTACCTTTAATTTCTTTGTTTTCAAAATATAATCTAGTTATATCTGATAATATTGTACGCATAACACCAGCAGCAATCATATTTTCCGTTTCACTACCGCCAAACATTTGTTTGACTAAACCGGATGCTTTTTTAGAAAGATCAAACATTGTTTTGAAAATTAAACCAAGCTGAATGGATGACCGCCTGTGGGTCGTAAAGAAATTTAGAGCTATTTTGCTCTGTAGGGTCAATCTTACAAAAATGTAGACCCTCTACAAGGCCAGATTTTCCTCCAGAGGTTATCCCTTGATAAATTAATTTATCGAGAGCAATTCCTGGAATATTTAAACGTTGACATATAATTTTTTTTGAAACAAAAGCTGTAGTTCGTCGATTGTTTGTGTTGTCGGAAGCGATGATTTGTAGTGATGTGTCGATACTTTGTAAAGCATCTCTAATTTCTTTAATTTCCCTAAGTGTTGAGTCCATCTGAAAATTTTTAAAAAAGTAAGAGGGGCTCCTCTTGGCCACCTAGTACTAGGCAACCAAAGCGAATTACTGCGGAGCGGAAAGGGCGAAAACGCTTACCGCACCCCTCATATCAACGTGGCCCTTGTTACACGTTGATTTATTTAGTCTAAAAGAGATTCTATTTGTTTTACAAAATCAGAAGGTTCGTCAGCTAGTAGCCTGATTAGTTTACGGAATTTTTCAGCGATGTCAAGCTTTTCTGGTGTATGCTTTATTAACCAATAATTGTAAGCATTTAAAAGATAGTAATGTGTTTGTTTTGCTTTTAAAGCTTGGATTTTCCATTTTTCGTAATCAAAACTGTTGTTGTGGCGTGAACTACCTGCGTGTAGTTCTAATTCTCTAATTTGAATTTGTAAGTCAATGTCTTGAATAGTATAATTTAATGCGCTAATTTTTGCTTTACAGTCTTTGACTGATAAGGGTGGTTCGTTATCTGTATAAATCCAAGGAGGTAAATTTAAAATTCTATTTTCTTCCTCCCATAAAAAAAATTGATTAGCAGTTTGATTATCTGCTGTATTCGAGGAATTGAAGGACCTCGGTGACGAATAAGTTGAAATGGCCATTTAAACAATAAAGAGAATGATGTTCGAAACTCGTTTTTACAACGAGATCGAGTTTTTGTAGCTTTTTAAGTTGAGACCGTGTTGTATTTAGAGATTGTCCGAGAGCATCAGAAATCTCAATAATACTTACAGGTTGAAGATACTGTAACTCCTCAATCAAACAACTAAGTTTTCCGATTTCTCGGCGTCTGATCTTATTAACTGTATTGATCTCAGTGACAGCTCTAGCGAGAGCTGATCTCGCAATAGAAGCTGTGTGGTTTTTGCTGAAACACCTTGAGTCATTAATTTTTGAATATAAAATCGAATCGGTTTCGTTATTTTCGCTGCTGGAGTGTCTGTTAAACATAAATGATGCGGGTTGATACAAGACTCATCTGAACACATACTGCGTACAAATTGATTGGATTTTAATTTTTTCTTCCAGTACACTTCATAAACAAATCGTTTTGTTTTAATACTTCTATCGTTATCCCGATCTCGGCAATATCCAAGATCAGAAGGTAAATACAAATGTTGATTTTTATCAATAATGAATCGATATCTTTCAAGCCAAGCTTGTAAGTGTCCTGTTTTTCCGCGTGCAAATTCAAATTCTTTGCGACAAATTTCACAAGCCTTAATTAAATCATTTGGCAACCTAATTTTTTTTAAATCTTTTTTAGGGATAACAATAGAATCTGAACGTCCGCACATACAACGCCAGACTGCTACTTCTTCATGATGTTCTACTAACCAATGATTATTTTGTTCAATCTTTAAAGGTTGTTTGGTTGGTGTTTTTAAAATTGTATCGTTGGAAAGCTCTAGTATTCCTAAGAGTACTACAGCTCGTTCGGAAAACGCCATAGCTTAGGTGCGTTCTTGGACAATATAGCACACAGAGCTTACAAGGTGTATTTGTTTACATTTAAAAATGTTTAAGCTGTGGGTTGGCATCAACGTCCATTAAGTTCAAAAATACATCAATATTCAATTTTTAATTATTAAGAGATTTCAGCAGACGTTCTTCGTCTTAATAAGTATTTTTAAATTTTTTTAAAACTGGGAATTGAGTATTACTTATAAGTAATTTTATATAACACTATTAAGAAAATTTAAAAATAACGACCTTTGTGAAATTTAACCACCAAAAGCAGTCTAAAAAAGAGTTTTAGATGCGAGAGCACGTGAAAAGAAGCGTGGACTGCTGAAATTTAATACTGGTGTTACAATTTAGAAAATATTACAAGTAATCATGCTTAAAACACGTGACAAGTCTTCAGAAATTGTTTCCTGGGAAGATATACGGATTAGAGCTTCTCGTCTAGGTATACCAGCTTGGCAACTAGCTGAAGAGTTAGTTGTACACGATGCTGAAGGTAGACTAACTTTAAAAATTTTGAGTACTAAATAATAGTAAAATCGAGTTGTTTGAGACTTTTAATTTTTATACTGGCTCAGTTAAACTGAGAGATACGGGAGGGCTACGTTTGTAAATGACTGAAATAAACGTACCTTCGTGTCCTACTCACGGTTCTTTGCCTCGGGCTCTTCATAGTGAATCTTTCGAAGGCATTGTCCAAGTAGTTACAGAACTCATTGAAACGGTAAGCGGCGTGGGAACCATCAGCTATTCTCGTTGCCCTTACGGCTACAGCTATAACTTTGAGGGCGTTGTAAGAGCGTTAGAAGACTTAAATACTTCTATTAGTGGCATCAATGTTGGGTCGCCTGATCCAGCCGGTAGTGGTTTGATTGCTGGTTCTGGTATTTTTGTTTCTTTTAGCGGCGGCTACGGGATCATACAGAGCCAGATTACTCAGGTTTATCCTGGTTCTGGTATTACACCTGGTTACAGCGGTGAAGGTTCAATATTCAATGTAAATGTTCTTGGTGTGCAGGGTGTTGATGTTCTGTACAGCGGAACGTACATCACAGTTTCTGGAACTAAAGATCAAGCAGTTGCTGTTGTTAGTGGTTTGGTTGGTGGTGATGGTATTACCGTTGTCGCTAGTGGTAATACTGCTGTTATTTCGACTGATTTGATTGGTCAAGGATCTGTCAACTTCTCGTATAACGGCGCCCGTCAGGGTGTTATTTCTGGTCAAGCTCAACAATTATTAGTTGCTGGATCTGGTACAAGTGTTCGATCTAGTGGTGATTATCAAATTATTGACATTGGTGCTCTTGCGGGTAATTTTGCCAGTGTCGCTTATTCTGGTTCGTTCATTACATTTGGCGGTTCGCCTATTGCTGCTGGTTCTGGTACAAGTGTCCGCACAAGTGGTATAACTCAAATCATAGATGTTGGTGCGCTTGAAGGTGCTAACACTACAATTGTTTATTCAGGTCAGTTCTTCTCGATTGCTAGTACTGCCAGCGCCGGTGCCGCTGTGGTTACGGTTTCCGGTGATCCTGGTAATGATTTTATTGGCGGTTCCCTTTGGTTCGATCTTAATGAAGGTCGTTTATTTGTTTACGCTTCTGGTAACGGCATAACTGAACCTGATTGGTATATTGCCAACGCTGAAGCTCTTGCGATTAAGAGTGAGGTGCCTCCATCTGGTGCTGGATTAAATGCACCACCTCTCGATGGCACTATTTGGTTTAATACTTTAATGGGTTCATTGTTTGTATACGATGCAGCAACGAGCGGATGGTATGAGTCTGCACCCTCCCGCACTCCTGTTTACGGTAATACTGCTCCTGTTGCTGCTATTGATGGCACTCTGTGGACAGATTCTACTAATAATCTTATACGTGTTTGGAATGGTACTCAATGGTCTGATGTTATTGCAAGCGGCAACCCGCCATCTCCGCCTCCGTCAGGCTTAGATAATGAAGCTGAAGGTGAGGTTATTGGCCTAATCATGGGTCTAAGCTAACCTTGGGTGCCTTCTTGCTTACCCATGGTCAAACCTAAAACCGCTGACTTAATTGTAAAAAAGTTAAAGAAAACGCATCAAGGGCAAGGACGTCACTCAAAACCTTCTCATGGCCGTAAACTCAGCCGTGGCCAAGGGCGCTAAAGTTAGTAAATAGGTATAGGGTTAGCTGTGCTTTTATCTTTTATTGCAAAACAACCTATTAATTTAGGTAACGCAGTAACCATTAGTACGGTTACATCTGGTCAGATAATTCCAGCTAACCCTTCCGGTTTAACTTCTGCGAGTGTTATTGGAATTTCTGTAGATACTGTAAGTTCAGGCGCTCTTTGTCGAGTTGTTACCGATGCTTCGGCTTCTGTTTATACAAATTTAATTTCAGGCACTCGTTATTTTCTCAGCCCCAGTGGTGGTTATATTGTTGATTATCCTTCATATGTGAATGAGTTTAATCAACTTGGTTTAGCTCAAAACTATTTAACTCAACTAGGTGTCGCTATAAATTCAACATCTTTGCGAGTAAACCCAACTGAGCCAAAATTAGTTGTTAGTGGTTATCTGTAAGACGTTGTAGAATTAGAATCAAAGTAGGGTTGTCGTCGGTGACAAACAGGTCGATCTTCAACCGTAATTACACCAGTTATCAGTCGGATGGTACGACTGTATATCTGGCAAACGGTCAAGGTGTTGTTACTAATCCTGCTCCCGAAGCAACTCTTACTGCAGGAGGAGCTTTGATTGCTGGTATGTGTGTTGCCGCCAGCGGTAATTTTGTTGTTCCTGCAATCGCTTTGAGTGGGGTTACTGCTGCTCAATTTTCTCCCGTTGGGTTTGCCTCTACAGCTGCCAGCACTGGTCAGTCTGTAGTTATAAATTTAGATGGCGTTGTGACTGTTTCAGATATAAACATAACGGCTGAGTCTGCGTTAGTTCCTGGCGAATACTATTATTTATCAAAATTTCAAGGAGAAATTGTTCGTTATTCGACTGCTTCTGGAGTTATTTCTGGTTCTGGATCGAATGCTTATGCTGCATCTTCTCCTGTTGGTTTAGCTCTTACTGCGACTCAACTAAGCGTTGAGATTTCACCTCCTGTTCTTCTTTATACTGGAGGCTAAGCGATAAAATCATGGCAGTACGTAGGCCGATTGTTCTTGTAAGTGGAGCTGTATCTGAGCTTCCACTTGGCGATAGCATCGTCACAACTGCTTCTGGTGGCGTTTTAACAGCAGGCAGTGGTTTAGTTGGCGGTGGGGATACTACTCAAACTATTAGGTTAGATGTTGCATTAGCTTCTTCTGCTAGTGGCCTTATTTTTGCGGGAACTACTCTTGCCGTAGATGGTGTCGCTTTAAAAAGATCTGCTGACGCTTTAGCCTCAGGTAATTTTGCTTTATCTGATTCAGCCACTGCTTTAGCTTCTGGTAATGCAGCACTTGTTCTTGGTTCTACGGCTTTAGCTTCTGGTAACGCCGGTCTTTCGGTTGGCGCTATTGCAGAGGCATCTGGTAACGCAGCGTTATTGGTAGCTTCCTCCGCTTTAAGTTCTGGTAATGCTGCCTTAATCATTGCCGACAGCGCTCTTGCATCTGGTAATGCTGCGGTTACCGATTCTGCTCGGGCTCTCGCATCTGGTAACGCAGCTTTATCTTTATCTAGTACCGCACTTGCCTCTGGTAATGCCGGTCTAGCTGATGCTGTTGTTGCGCTCGCTTCGGGTAATGCTGCTTTAGACCTTAGTAGTATTGCACTTGCTTCAGGTAATGCCGGGCTGAGTGTTGCTGTAACAGCTTTAAGTTCTGGCAATGCTGGACTTTCGAATGCTGTTCAAGCTCTTGCTTCTGGTAATGCTGCTTTAGTCGATTCTCAAGTTGCTCTTGCTTCTGGTATTGCGGCAGTATCGGTTTCTGTATCTGCCCTAGCTTCGGGTAATGCTGGTTTAGTTTTATCTTCTCAAGCTCTTGCTTCTGGCAATGCTGCTCTTGCAGATGCAAGCCGAGCTCTTGCTTCGGGTAATGCTGCTGTTGTTCTTTCTAATACTGCTGTTGCTTCTGGCGCAGCCGCTATTGCTCTTTCAGACATTGCCCTCGCCTCTGGTTTAGCAGCTCAGGCAGTTGCCGATAAAGCTTTAGCTTCTGGTAATGCTGCAATATCAATTTCTTTAAATGCTCTGGCTTCTGGTAACGCAGGTCTTTCTGTTGCTTCAACAGCACTTGCTTCTGGCAATGCAGCAGTATTAGTTGGTGTTAGTGCTTTAGCTTCTGGAAATGCTGGTATTTCTATCGGTTTAGCAGCTCTTGCCTCTGGTAATGCTGCTGGTGCTGCTGCAAGTGTCGCCTTATCCTCTGGTAACGCTGGTATTTCTTTGGGGCTGACGGCTCTTGTTTCCGGAAATGCCGCTCTCATTACGGCGGCAACGGCACAAGCTTCTGGTGATGCAGGTCTTTCGGTCGGTGCCGTCGCTTTGAGTTCGGGTAACGCCGCGATCAGCGTGGCGAACACCGCTCTTGCTTCTGGCAACGCAGCTTTGACTATTGTTCCAGCTGCTCAAGCATCCGGTAACGCCGCATTGGCGCTTTATTTTGCTAACCCCGGTTTATCTCAGGGTGATGCCATAGGTTTAATTATCGCCCTTTCGTAAGATGGCAACCTACCGCAGCCTTATATTCTCCGGTGGATTTATTTCTGAAGCAACTAATGCTGATGAAGTATCTGTTTTAGGTGATTTACTTGCGGGTAGTGGTTTAGGCAATCAAGTTTTACCTTTAGGTGTTAATAATTTTATAGCTACAAGTGTAAGCTCTGTATCTGTTTCTAGTGGTTTAGTTATTAATTCTGCTGGAAAATTAAGTTTAGATGGTAAAGATTTAGCAGATTCTCAGACCGCTTTAAATTCCGGCGTGGCCGCAAGTGCCGCAGCTGCTGTTGCTCTGGCCTCTGGTGTTTTCGCCTCAAACTTATCTGTATCTGCTTTAGCTTCTGGTAACTCAGCAATTAGTGTATCCTTATCTTCATTAAGTACAGCTAATAATGCTATAAGTTCAGGTTTATACGCGGCTTCATCAGGGAATTTAGCTGTATCTACTGCTTTTACAGCTTTAAACTCTGGTAATGCAGCTTTAGTAGATAGTTCGCAAGCTTTAGCTTCAGGTTTATCTAGTGTAACTTTAGCTAATACAGCTTCAGCTTCTGGCTACGCTGCTTCTTTTATTGCCGGCTTAGCATTGAGTTCAGGTAACGCCGCTTTATTTGATTTAAATTCAACGGTCTTATCTGGAACACAAGCGGTTATTTTATCTCAAGCTGCTATAGCTTCAGGTTATCAAGCTCAGCAGATAAGTGTTTCTTCTATCGCTTCTGGTTCAGCAGCAACTACATCTTCTGCGTTAGCCCTTGCGTCGGGTAACGCTGCTCTTGCAGACGCCACCGTAGCGTTTGCTTCTGGCACTGCTGCTGTTACCGCTGCAAATGTAGCGTTTGCTTCTGGTACTGCTGCTGTAACGCTTGCCAGTACAGCACTTGCTTCTGGTAACGCAGCATTAGCTAATTCTGTAGATGCTCTTCAAGATTGTGAAGATGCTGTTTTAGGTAATCAATTTGTTCAGGTTTTATGTCGAGATGCGGTTTTAACCAGTAATCGAGCGATTGCTTCTGGGAGCGCTGCGATAGTTATTGCTCCCACTGCTATTGCATCAGGTCAAGCCTGTTTTGCGCCCGCTGCGATTGCCCAAGCATCAGGTAACGCCGCTCTGAGTGCAGCCGTCCCCGCCGTGGCATCAGGAAATGCGGCAATTAGTGTTGGTTTAACAGCGTTATCGTCCGGTAATTCA